CTGACTTAAAACATTTTAAAGTATTATTTAAATGAGACAATTAACATTTAAAAACGCAAGCGAAGCTTTTGACTTTTACTATGGCGTTATATCGTATGAAGGAGAAAGATTCGACAATACAAAAGCAATGTTTAATCAAGGCTTTACTATTGAAAATCCTACAGATCGCATGATAACTAATGAAGCTAGAAACTTCAATGTTGAATATGCTGAAGCTGAATGGCAATGGTATTTGTCAGGTGATCCATCTACAGCTAAGCTTGGTGAAATATATGGTAAGATACCTAAAATATGGCAGGATATGTCTGATGGTAATGGTAGAGTTAACTCTAACTATGGTTATCAGTGGGAAAGAGGTTATCAATTAGATAAAGTTGTGGCTATGTTAAAGGAAAATCCTAATACAAGACAAGCTTGTGTATCTATATATGATGGTAAAGAAATTACCAGATACAGACACGATACGCCTTGTACTTATGCCGTACAATTTACAGTGTTAAATAATAAATTAAATATGTGCGTTACGATGCGATCTAATGATCTTTGGTTTGGTTTCTGCAATGATCAATATCAATTCAGTAAACTGCAAGAGATGGTCTCTAAACGCACGGGTTATGATGTTGGTACGTATTATCATTTTGCACATAACTTACATATTTACGATGATCAGTTACCAGAACAAAATACATTAACATCAAGAGCTAGAACATATGGATAAAATAAATTATTATTTATACCATATACCGGGTAAAAAAATAGGTGTTACACGTGATCTTATATCCAGAGTTGTTGACCAGCAAGGCTACGACTTAGACGAAATAGAAGTTCTAGATCAAAGCACAGATATTAATTACATATCTGACCGCGAGATAGAACTTCAACAGTCTTATGGCTATCGAGTTGACAGACAAAAATATAAAGATCTATATATTAATAAAATAAAATCTAATACAATGCACATAAACGCGACAGAGCAGACTTCTACGTTCCCTTGTCCAGCTACAAAATTAAAAGGTAGGTTAATGGATAATATGGGTAAAACGTGGGAAACAATACACGGCACATTTGAAATTAACATGGAAACTATAAAGTGGATAATGAAGAATGTAACAACATCTCAATATACAATGGAGAGATGTTATATATATAATAAAGCATTTGCTAAGTACTTCCAAGTACAAAAACAAAAAGATGCTTATCAAGAATATTTTGATCAAATTGGTAGTAGATCTAATTCTAATGGCAATTGGAGGTATGATAGTTCAGAAAGCGAAAGGTTTCAAAAAATAAGAGACTGGGCTGGTGAAAGAGGCTTGTATACTAAAGGTGATAAGAAGACTCAGTTCTGTAAACTAATGGAAGAAGCTGGTGAACTAGGTCGTGCTGTACTTAAAGATGATCAACCTGAGTTTGTAGATGCTATAGGCGATATGGTAGTAGTGTTGACTAATATGGCTCATCTTGGTGGTACAACAATTGAAGAGTGTATAGACGCAGCATACGAAGTAATATCTAAACGTACTGGTAAAATGGTTAACGGAACATTTGTTAAGGATGAAAAGTAAGACTATATTATTCAGAGATCCTGTTGTAGAAAGAGTCTGCGACAAGTTTGTTAAACGTTCTGATGTTGGCTATGCTAAGTACGGTAGAACACTACACGATGAAAGAACTGGCAAGCATAAAGATTTAGCTGGCTATTTAAACGATGTTCAAGAAGAGTTAATGGACGCTATTCTATATATTCAAGCTGCTAAAGAAGAGCTTAATGATAAGTTAGTAGCTGATGCTATTAAAGCTGCAGATCACGCGGCATTTAGCAGCAGCAGTGCTCAATTAGACTGGGATGATGCGATCTCGCCAGTATAAAAAACGCGGTCCTGTTAGATCTAAAAAGGTTCAGCATGACGGTATAATGTTTCAGTCAGGTCTTGAAAAATATATGTACATAGCTTTAAAAAAAGCTAAGATAAAAGCTAAATACGAGGGACAAACTTACGAGCTTGTCCCTTCTTTTAACTTTAAAAATAAATGTTATGAAAGACAAGCGAACTCTAAAGGAGAGTTCAAAGATAGAGGAGATAAAAAAATACGTGGCCTTCGTTATACGCCTGATTTTATTGGAGATAACTTCATCATTGAATGTAAGGGTAGACCTAACGAGTCTTTCCCAATACGCTGGAAGTTGTTTAAAAAATATATCGCTTATAAAATGCCAAAGTATTCGTTATATAAACCACAAAATCAAAAAGAATGCGACGAAACCGTGAACTTAATTCTTGGGAAAAGAAAGATATAGCAAGACGTATGTATGCTAGACGTAAACTTCAACAGTTTATAGACTGGAGCATACAAAGTAAAGGTTATTTAAAATATAAAGATTTAATTAAATATAGTAAAGAGTATGGCGAAACTGACATTATCACCGTATCGGGTAAAAACCCGTAAAAAAAGACCAGGTATTCACAGTAAATGTAGAACATCTAATTCTAAAACAAGTGTGAATTACAAGAAAAAATATATAGGACAAGGAAGATGAAAGAACAAACTTTAATAGAAATGAAAAACAAAGTTCAATCATTAACAAATGTTGTTCAGCATTTGTATAGTGAAGTTGAATATTTAAGAACAGTATCTTTTGGTACGTTAGAAACGATGAAGCAGATGTCTGATTACGACAATGCTTTGGGTAAAGTAAAAGAAAAAGTAAAAGAAAAAAGCAATGGAGATAAGCAACAAGATACTAAGTGATATAACTGTTTACATGAAGTATGCTAAGTACGTACCTGAGTTAAATCGTAGAGAGACATGGGAAGAATTAGTTACTAGAAACAAGAATATGCATATTAAAAAATATCCTAAACTTGTTGATGAAATTGAAGCTGCTTATAAATTTGTATATGAAAAGAAGGTTTTACCGTCTATGCGATCATTACAATTTGGAGGTAAGCCAATTGAAATCTCGCCTAATCGAGTTTATAATTGTGCTTATTTACCTATTGATAGCACTGAGTGTTTTCATGAAATAATGTTCTTATTACTAGGTGGTACAGGCGTGGGGTATTCAGTTCAACGACATCATGTTGGTAAACTACCCGCGGTTAACCAACCTTATAGTAAAAGAACTAGAAGACATTTAATTGGTGACAGTATTGAAGGATGGGCTGACGCAATAAAGATATTAATAACATCTTATATGGGCTCTAAGAGATCATCTAAGATCATGTTTGATTATTCTGATATAAGACCAAAGGGAGCTCAACTAGTTACGTCTGGTGGTAAAGCTCCAGGTCCACAACCTTTGAAAGAGTGTATTGTAAAAATACAAGGAATATTGCAAGATGTAGAAGACGGAGACAAATTAACTACATTGCAAGCTCATGATATTGTTTGTCACATAGCAGACGCTGTGTTAGCAGGTGGTATACGTAGAGCTGCGTTGATTAGTTTGTTTTCTGCTGACGATGAAGCAATGATAGGTTGTAAGTCTGGCCACTGGTGGGAAGAATCACCCCAAAGAGGTCGAGCTAATAATTCAGCTGTACTTATGAGGCATAAAATAAACAAAGGGTTTTTTATGGACCTATGGAAACGTATTGAGCTATCAGGTGCAGGTGAACCAGGTATTTATTTTAACAATGATAAAGACTGGGGTACAAATCCTTGTTGCGAAATAGCATTAAGACCTTTTCAGTTTTGTAACCTATGTGAGGTAAACGCTAGCGACATAGTTGATCAAATTGATTTTAACGATAGGTGTAGAGCTGCTTCTTTTATAGGTACATTACAAGCAGGTTACACTGACTTTCATTATTTAAGAGACATATGGAAAGATACGACAGAGAAGGACGCCCTTATAGGTGTATCAATGACAGGAATAGGCTCTGCCGCTGTGCTGCAGTTGGATATGACGGAAGCTGCAGATATAGTAGTAAGCAAAAACAAACAAACAGCTAAAAAAATAGGTATTAAAACAGCTGCAAGATGTACAACCGTGAAGCCTGCTGGGACGACATCTCTGGCATTAGGAACTTCATCTGGTATTCATGCATGGCATAATGATTATTATGTACGTAGAGTTAGAGTTGGTAAAAACGAAAGTATGTATAAGTACTTAGTTGAAAACCACCCTGACTTAATTGAAGATGAATACTTTAGACCTCATGACACTGCTGTTATTAGTATACCTCAAAAAGCTCCAGCTAACGCTATACTTAGAACTGAGTCACCATTTGACTTGCTTGAGCGTATAAAAAAAGTAGCTACTGAATGGGTAAGACCAGGTCACAAGCGTGGTAGTAATACTCATAATGTTTCAGCTACTGTTAGCTTAAAGCAAGATGACTGGCCTAAAGCAGGTAAGTGGATGTGGGACAATAGGGATTATTATAATGGGCTATCTGTCTTACCTTACGATGGTGGTACATATACTCAAGCTCCATTTGAAGATATAGATAAATCTAAATACGAAACTATGATGAAAAGTTTAACTGATGTTAATCTTACAGATATAGTAGAGGTTGATGATGAAACTGATTTGGCTGGGGAATTAGCTTGCGTAGGAGGCGCATGTGAAATAACATGACAAAGAAAATAGCAATAATAGGAGGCATCTCGTTGATGTCTTTTGCTGCTGGCAATATGCTATGGCATAAACAAAAACCAAAGCTAGGACCAAACGAGTTAGCTATAGCTAGCGGAGTTGTGGTTCTATCTTTTGGAATAAGTATAAAATTTTAAATTAAAAGATATGATGTGTCCGCTGTGTTTAGGCGGTATTTGCGAATACTGTAAAAGTTAAAATAATAAAAGGGGAGGTCATTACGACTTCCCCTTTTTGGTTACAGGAACTTTGGGTATGGTGCCCAGTTTTTTATGTTCCTATGATACGTTACTAGAAGAATCTCTTCTTCTTCCCATACCAACTTTCTTTTTAGCTCTTGTTACTTTTCTTTTTTCACTACTACTCATTTCACCCCAAGACTTAGGTGATTCACTATTAACTCTTTTAGACGGTCTACATACTTTAGTATTTTTATTCTTTTCAGATCCACAAACGTTTCCCTTCTCATCTTTCCACTCTTCTTTAAACCATCTTTTTAAATTAGCACCAGACTTAGTTTTTCTAACTGCAGCTAATGGAGAGTTTGATCTAGCATACATAGCCATAGATTTACCTTTTTCTTTATCTGCCATTTCCATAGCTATTTTTCTAGCTCTTTCCATTTTAGCAGCGTAGGCAGGTCTTTTTTTATTAAAGTTTTTTTGCTGTACAAAAGCGCCGTTAATTTTTTGAGCATTACCTTTTCTAGTTTTGTAAACCCATTTAGCTAATTCTTCCGCGCCAAGTTCTTTAAACTTACCTTTAGCGTCTGGAGCATCTGAGTCGTGCCATTTTAATTTTGCTTTCATACATTACCTTTTAAGTGTTTAGCCATGTCTAAACCTATTTTCTTACCAAAATCACTGTCTGATTTGTAATGAGCTCTAGCTATATTTCTACTATCAGAAATATCTTTTGCTTTTTTATCTAGCTCTGCAGACTTTGTAGGGTATTTATCTTTTAATATTTCAGCTATTAAATATCCTTGAGCAGAATGTCCAGAAGGATATGAAGGTGTTTTCATAGAATCAAGTTCTATATCTTCTAATTTTATTCCAAAATTCTTAGCTAATTTTTTAGGTCTTGGTCTATTAAAATACTTTTTTAATTTAAGTATTACATCGTTTGAGTCGTTGATTAATTCTTTTATTTGCTCACCATCTTCCTTACCTACAACGCTAACGTAAGCGTCATATATATCATCATGATCTTTGACAAACTTTTCATCTTGCCTAAGCTTATTGATGGACTGTATTTCTTTAAACGTCTCTAAAGAATTATCCTTAGGTGGCTTTGTTTTTTTAAACTTACTGTAGTCAAAGTCTTTTAAAATCATTTACCTTTGTTTTTTCTACATTTAGCTATCATACCACTAGCATAAGCTGATGGAAAAACTTTATGTGCTTTTTTAGCTTTGTAATAACAAGCATCTTTCAACGCCATAGGCGTTTCATACTTAGTCATTGGTATTGCGGATGATCTATGTCTCATATGCTTCTTTTTTTAAGTTTTACATTTTTAATATTAATTTTCTTTTTATTTTTCTTTTTATCTTCGCTCTTACCATCAGGTTGTATATCCCATTTAGGCCAACCTGCTAGCATTGCTATTCTTTGCCATGTCTCAGCATCTTCACCTAGAGCACCTTCTATATTATCAAACTTTTGTAATACTCTATCAAGAGGTATGTTAGCTGTAGCAGATACTACTTTTGCAAAAGCCATAAATGCTGGGCTTTTAATACTAAAGCCCATGTCCATTATTTCTTTACGTCTTTTCTTACTATCAAACATAAATGCAGCTTGTCTTACTTTAGATATTTTACTACCTATAGGCGGAGATATTCTTAACAATTCATATACAGAGTCTACATATTCTGGTCTTTTTCTACCTGATCTTTCGTATATGTCAGCTAAAAAGTTTTTAACTATAGACGTGGTAGCGCCAGCTATACCTAAACCTCTTAATAAAGAATCAAGCATACCGTTTAATGTTCTTGTAACTCTTTTCTCGTCTTTTTCTTCATCATCATCTCCAAATCCTATAGCAAACATAGCTTGTTGTAAAGAGTTAAATATAATATTCTGTACAACGCCATAATAAATTAACTTACTAACGTTAGTTTTTGAGTCACCTCTTCCATTAGCTAAATCTTGAATAGCTCTTTTTTGTAGTCGAGCATATTGCATAGGTGTGTTAGCAAACATAAGTATTAAACGACCAGCATCACTAGATTGTTGTTGTGATATTTTATCAGGTCTACTTGATTGCTGATTTTCTTCTGATATTTCTCTAAACTCTCGCATAGCTTGTTTCTCAGCATCAGCTTCAGACATGTTTTGATTTTTAACTAGATCTTTAATTCTATTACGGTAAAACGTAGCTCCTCCAGTTGCAATAGCAAAGCTGTCAGCATACTGTGTAGGTAGATAACCTTTTTCTAATATGTATGCCATAGCTGCTTTAGCTTTGTTCTTAGATGTTTTAGCAGCGTCAGCTATTTCAGATTCAGTTATATTTATTCTTAAACCATTACGTCTATCTCTTAAAAAGTCTGAGTTCATCAATGTCATGAAATCTTTCCAGTATTGAGGTTGATTAGCAAATGCTTGTCCTGCTTTTAATGGGTTATTAAAGTTCCAATTTAAAAAGTTTATACTTGATATTGTCTGTAGTATAGCAGATCTAGTATTGAAGAACATTATAGCAGCGTTAGATCCATTTATATAGTTAAGTATTGTACCACCTAGCCTACTTGCTTCACCAACTCTATTGCTACCTGACTTCATACGTTTAAGTATGTTTTCCATAGCTTCTCTATACTTAGGACCATAAGCAGCTTCAAGCTTGTTAAGATTTTTTTCGCTAAATATTAAATCAGCATTTTGCTGCCACTCTTCTAAGTACTTTGGACGCTTAACCTGTCTTAAACCTCTTAGTAAGTCAGAAGTTATACTACCAGCTAACCAGCTTTTATCGGGCTTAGTATAAGGATCTTTATTTATAGTACTAATTTGATCTGCAAACTCATGCAAAGTAGGATCTGTTTCAACTTGCTTAACTAATTCTTTTGTATCTGTTTTTGAAAGACCAGGTATATCTAAACCTTGTTTATTCCATAAATAAACTCTAACTGCTTGTTCATTTGAAAAGCCACTTTCAGTTTCTTTTTGTAAGTCTTTAGGAACGTTTAACTTTTTCTTTAATGTTTTAAAATCATTCATTAGGTTAAGTCTATCTTGCGATAGGTTTTCCATTGCTCTAGCATAAGGATCAGATAAATGCGTTTTAAACCAAGCCATTTGAGCGTCACCTAAAGTGCCTTTAGATAGTAGAGGATATATTAAACCTTGAAAATCTTCTGCAGAATAAGGTATAAAGAATTGAAATTTATTTTTATTAGCACCTCTTACTTGAGCTTTAGCTTCACTAAATTCTTTTTCAGCAGCAATACCTGTTTTTTGTTCAATTATCTTATTAAAGTCAACATCAATATTTTTAGCAAATTTCATTTTAGCTTGCTGAACCTGTGACTTAACATCAATAACATCAAGTGCTTTTCTTACTGCATTAACGTTTTGTATTGCATCATCTGCAAAATAAAAATCATTATAACCTTCAGCAGCTTTACTAATTATCCAATTTGCTTTAGCCTCACCAGTAGAATTACCTAAACCAACTATGTTTTCTTTCTTAAACTCTAATCCTTGTGATTTTAAAAAATCATATATAGCTCCTTGAGATTCAGGTGCTCTTGCTGTTAATACAAAAAGATCTTCATTACCTCTTGCATTTCTAATTTTTTCTGCTACTTTAAATAAAGGACCACGACCACCATCAGTTACTCTATTAAAATCACTAAAGTCCATTGTGTAACCTTGATTTTTTAAGTCTGCTCCTTTTTCAGCAAACTCTTCTGCATTTAACTCTGTTGTAGTACCATCAGGACTAGTGGCTATTACGATGTTATTACTTGTAGCAAGTGTATCATCAAAATCAAATACTCTAATTTTTTTAATAGGAGCGTTTACATTTCTAGCTATTTTTAAAGCATCATCTATTATCTTAGCTTTTTGTAACACCTGGTTCATGCTTGGCGCTTCGTCAAATTGTATTACATCTAAAGCTTTAAGCATATCAACATCAATATCTTTAGCTTCTTTTATAGAGTTGTTAAGATCTTCAGAAGCTTTAAAAAATATTTCTGTATTTACTATTTCTTGAAAAGCTTTATTTCCGTTTGGAGCATAGATGTTATTGCTTATGTCAGGTCTATTTTTTAAAAACTTACTTAATCTAAATATACCTTCTTGACTAGTTAGTCCTGTCTTTTTACCGCCTTCAATACCTTTACTATCTAAAAGATCAGCAACATAATTAGGCCCAAAGAACTGACCATGACCAGCTAGTATTTGATCTAACTTAGCTTGATCTAAATTGTTTCTAATTACACCATCAAATAATTCAAGCATAGTAACTGAATTAGGTACTAAATGCTCTCCTTTCGTTTTTAAATCTCTATAAGCAGAAAGAGTAGGATTAAATGCAGCTTCATATCTTGCCTCTACAAATTCTAATCCTTGATCTAACTTCTGTTGTAATCTTATATCATATCTACCTTTAAACTCAGGAAACTCGTTAATAAATTCTTGTAGTTTAGCTTCTTGTTGTTCTTCATTAAGTTCTAAAAATGTAGATTTTTTAGGTCTTACTTTACCTTCAATCCATTGGTTACCTTCTATTAAGTAAAGATAATCAAGACTAGTTAAAGCTCTTAAACCTTTTATTACACCTGTTTGTAGTTGAAAAAACTGATACACTTGAGACTTAGTAATTCTTTTACCAGATGCTAGATCTTTTTGCATTGCTAAAACTAACTTACTTAAAACTTTTTTATTAGCAATACCAGCTGCTTCAATTATATTTCTTTCTTTTTCAACCATAGCTAATTTAGATTCTAAGCTAACAGTAGAAAAAACTTTTTTACTAAACTTTTGCATATAACCAAAACTCTTATTCATTGGTTTTATATCTGAAATAACAATATCTTTTACTTGAGACTCGTTTGTGTAACTTGATCCTTGAGCTTTTAATCTGTCAACATAGAAAGGACCCTGCTCTATTTGACCGGTAGCTTTGTTTAAAGTTTCCTTTGCAGCGTTCAATAATCTGTTAGAATATCCTAAAAAGTCTAAAGTTTTATTCCAAGATTTTACTAATCTATTATCTAGTAAACTTTTAGTAATTGTTTGACCAAGTTTATTTAAATTTTTTGCTGGTGCTTCATTTATAACTCTAATTCCTTTTCTATTGCTTACAGCTATAAGATTTCTATTTTTTATTTCAGCTGCAACTTCTGGAAAACCTGCTGCTTCTAAAGATTCTATAGATCCTTTTACAAACTCACCACCTGTAGCTAAGTCAGGGTCTTCAGTAAACATTATATCTACTATTGATTCTGTAATTCTAGGATCAACACCTTCAATTGCTTGAGAAAAACCTTCAGTGTATTCTTCATCAATACCAATACCATATTCTTGAGCTGCTTGAACTATTTGATCTTTAACAGCGTCAAACTCTTCTGCAAGTTCAGCAGGTAATACAATATTTTTAGCGGCTTTATAATCTACCCCTCTACCTAGTTCTCTAGCTATGTAAGCTATTTCTGCATTAACAACATCTTGTCCAAATAACTCTGCTCTTCTTTCAGCAATAGTAGTACCATCATCTAGCTGTGTTTTAAGAGCTTCAGGCATAGCATCTACAATAAATTCAAATGCAGCTACTTCTGCTAGCGTATTCTGTTTAGCATCTCTTCTTCCTTTTTCAGGTGTAAAATACTCTAACATGTCTTGAACATCTAGATCAGGTTTTAATCGTCTTTTAGGATTACCAGCATAAGGATTTTTAACTCTTGATCCTTCAGCTCTTGATTCATCTGTCAATGTTCTAACTTGCTTGCCAGTTTCTGGATCTATTACAGGCTCAGTAAGCTGGTTAAACCTTTTGTTTAATGTAGTCTGAGCTGTTTTATTTAATATAGCTAAAGCATAATCTTCTATAAACTTAGTATACTGCTCTGACTTTGGTGTACCCATTAATTTTTTAACTCTTTTAAAAGCTAGATCACTAGATTGTTTTTGTAAGTCTTGAATAAAGTCTTTTGATGTTGGTGCTTTTATTTTACCTTTTAATATTTTACTAGCTGCTTCTGCCATGTCTGTAGCTAAAGCTTCTACATCTTCTTGCTGCTCTATTTCTTCAGACAAATCTAGCATACTTTTTCTTAACGATGGTTTTTCTGCTTTGCTAAAATCCTCAGTTGTTTCTTGTTGAATCTCCTGAGACTGCATGCCTAGAGTTTTAGCTGCTATTTCAGTAGCTCTATATAAATCAAATTTACCTCCACCAACAAACTGTCCTAAAGTACCTCTTTCATTAACAGGCTTTTTAAAGTATTCAGCTACAATACCTTTTACTCCTCTATCAGAAAGAATTATATCCATTGCTAAATCTTCTATAGTAACAGCTCCTTCTGTTCTAAAACCATCTTCATCTATAACACCTGCTATTTTAGGATTTTCAATTACAGGTACACCGTTTATTTTAAATCTTCCAGATTTTATATATCTAAGAACGTCGTCATAAAATTGATAAGCTAACTCTGTTTGAACGCCTTCGTCGTTAGTGTTTTTATTTTCTATTATCTCATCAATAGCAATATCTTTTGCTTGCTTTAAATCTCTATCACTAGGTTGTCTTGCTGCTTCTTCTGCATCAGCAACTTGTTGTATATCTTCTCCTATGTCTATGCCTTCTCTAGCGGCCCTTACTTGAGCTCTAGTAAACCTTCCTTTACGTATAGACTTGTTATAATCCTTTATAAAATTAAACACGTCTAATTCATTTTTAAACTTTAAGTTTTTAGCACCTGGTAATTCTTGCATTAATCTTCTAGTAGCGTCTCTAAAACCTTGAAACCTTTTAGACTCAAAAGGTATAAGACCTTTGTTAGCAAACTCACTAAATAAAGTAATTACCTCTTCAGCTTCTTCTCTACTAGTTACGCTTTCATCGTCTTTATATTGTTGTAAAGTATTATCTAGTGATTTTAAAGCTTCTTTACTAACTCTAGGATCTTTTTGCAGCTCAACTAATCTTTTCTTTAATATTTTAGCTATTGGAAAAACAACTTCAGGATTAGTTTTTAGTGTGTTTTTAAGAAACTTATGTAATGTTTCATGCATCCCTGAAAAGAAACCATCTTTAGAATTTTTTTCATTATTTTGAATAGAATATTCTACACCATCTATGTTTAAAGATAATCCTCTTTGTTGTGATCTTTTTTCAGCGTCTTTAATATTCTTACTTTCTAACCACTCTTGTAATTCTTTTGAAGTATCAAAAGTTAAAAATGTATCTACGATGTCGTCATCTAACTGAGTAGTAACATCCGCAACACCTCTTGTTTGTATTTCAACTTCGGCTAAATCATTTAATCTTTTATTTATTTGATTTATTCTAGCTTTGTTATCATTTTGAAATTCTGGTAGTATAGTTTCGTTTTCTTTAAGTAAATTATCTTTTTCTAATATAAGATCTGTAGCTTCTTGTCTTTGTATTTTACTAAAGTTTATAGGCATTTTAATACCAGCATTCCTTAGTGCTGATAATCTAGCTATTTCATCTTGATATTCTTTTTTCTTAATTATGTTACCGTCAGTATCAGAGTATTTCTTTTTTATTTGTTCTTTTAATTCAGCAAAAAACTTTTCTGTTCTAGTTATATTAGATGCAGGCTTTTTAAAATTAAATTCTTTAACATAATTTTTAGCTAAATTTATAGGATCTGAAACCTGTGATTTAATACTTCCAGCAAAAGGTAAAGCAACACCCATAGAATAACCAGCTAAAGAAGCTTCTAATAACTCTTCAGGTTCTACAAATCTTAAAGCATCATTAATACCACCTTCACCTTTAATACCTTTATTAACTTGAGAAAGTCCAGTTTGAAAAAACTCAGTTATAAGCTCGTTCCTACCTGATCTATTTAAATTAACAGCATTTATTTTTACTTTATCTAAATAATGTTTTACACCATCGTAATACATTTTGTTAACACCGTTTTTAATGCCATGTTTTTTAAACACGGCTTGAGCAGCTTTTAATTGACCTTTAGCACCAATTCTTTCTAGTAAACTCATAGTACCTGCCATAGCTATATCTTGAGCTACATTGTCAAACTCACCGCTTTCAATAGCTTTAAGCATATTTTCTTTAGTATCACCACCTGGATATTCATCTGGATTATCTAGTATACCTTGCTTTACAGCATTCATATATTCATCAGCATAGAAATAACTAGTAGCAGCAACTTGACCCATAGCTCCTACTACACCAGCTGCAACTGGACCGACTCCTGGTATCATAGCGGCACCAGTGCCTAGCGTAACAGCTGCCATTTGTGGTAAAGATTGACCTAAAGCTATTGTTAAATCTGAAAAAGATATACCGTCAGTGAACTTAGCTTTCTTTGATAAATTTTGAAAACCTTCAAACTCTTCAATTTGATCGATGTTTTCTAGCAAAGATTCAGTACCTCGCATTTTGTTTGATCCAGCTTTTAGTTCAAGACCAAATATAGTTCCTGTTTGTGATATAGGGGGATAGGAAGGTCCAAGTGGATTTGTTATTTCTATAGTAACTTCATCATCGTCTTTTCCTCCTTTGTCTCTAAGATCTTGAAGTTTAGCAAGAGCCTCTTTATTAGCCTTAATCTGCATACCATCTACTTGAGCTCCAATAGTGTTACCCATATCGAATGTGAAGTCTGCAACGTTAACAGCTAAGCTTTCTGCAAAATCAACACTTCCTGTTAAAAAAGTTTTTGTTATTCCAGGTAGAGGAAGAGGCTTTATATAAGATTGTACTTGATCAAAAAAACTATAAAATTTACTTTTATTTCTACCCATAGCAACTTGTTTGTTGCCAAGTTCTTGCTCTATTAATTCAGCTATTTTATTACTTTGAATATTTACAGCGTTGTCTTGCTGCATTGCTTGTTCTATTAAATTAGCGTAATAAGTATTAACAGCCTGTTGCATAGCATTAACACCTGCTTGAGTACTAGTGTCATAAGTACCTTTATCTACAAGATCGTTCATATAAGCTTCAACATTAGGAAGATACATTTTTTTGTATTCTTCTAATCTAGCTTTTATTATAGGATCATTTTGTCTCATAGAAATATAAGATTCAGCAGCTTTTTCTTCTAGCTCTTTGTCAGTTTGTATAGCGTCTGTTTCGCCAAATACCATCTCTTCATTACCAACTGGACCTATAATTTCATTAACTTGATTTCTTTTATTTGTCATCAAGTACTCGTTTTCAACTAGTTCTGGTTTTTCTTCTATTGTTTCAGCAAGTAATCCTTGAGGTTCTTTATAACCAGAAACTCCTGGATATGTTTGTTGCTCTTGAAACTTAGGTAAAGGCTCTTCGTTTACTAGTTTTAATTTATCAGCTTGAGATACGCCTTGCATGTTCATTATCTCTTGTATCTTTTTATTATAACTAGCGATACTATTGTCATACCCTTCTGCAGCTTTTAAAGCTTCAAGTTCTTCTGTATTTATAGGGGTAAAATCAGGACCTGCAATGTTTTCAACTTCAAAGCCACCTGAAAGTACAGGCTGCCCCATAACCATTTGGCCTTTTGGGCTTTCATACTTTACATTTGCAGGATCATACTTAGCTGGATTCATTATTGAGTCAGCAAATCTATCTTGCTCTTGAATTGATAAAAGTCTAGGATCTTGAGTCTCAACTATTGGCTCTTCAACAATTTCAGCTTGCAGAATAGGCGCTCCGTTCTCGTCAACTTCTACTATCTTGCCTTTGTTAGCAGCTAGTAGAGCTTCAAAAGTTATACCTCTTCTTTTAGCTTCAGCTTCTAGTTGTTCTCTAGTTATCTTTACGCCTTCTATTTCGTACATATTACTGCTGTAAGTTATTCATGATTTGTTGATCTAACAACTCTTTATATACTCTGTATTCTATTTCTTTAAACTCAAGTTCTAGTTCTGTTGCTAAAGCTTTATCACCATCACTTTTAGCTCTTGACAAAGCTTCATGAGCTGCTATTATATCAGGGTGTACAGAAAATTGTTCTTTAGATTCTTTACTTAGAGGATTGTTACTTTTCCAAGCTTCAAATGCTTTCAAATCCTTAAAAACACCACCACCAGCTGTGTTAGTTGTGTTAAAAGTTTGACCTTGAGCTTGTTGTTGTTTTTTCCTTCTGTTGTAAACCTCAGGGTATAATCTTCTAAACATTGCTACAACTTGGTTGTTCTCTTTGTTATTGCCAGCTGAAGCTTTTTGTAAGGCTTGGGCTAATGCTAGTTGAGACTTTTCATCTCTCATATTAAACGTGCCGATAGTTTTATAAACTACTTGGTCAGTTTGCTCGCCATCTTCTCCATCTATTTTTATTTTGTAGTCTTCATCTTTTAATATTACATTATCTCCATCAACTTCTACTTTAGCTATGTTATAATTTTTACCGCCTACATTAATACTATGATTTAACATCAATTTTTCATTTTCCATTGGATTCTCAAAGAACATCAGAGTATCGTTTATAACATCCATATAATATGGTTCACCTGTTTTTTCGTTTTTAGTATTAGCTGTTAATACTTCTTCTTTAACAAACTTAACAACATTATCCATTGTAGCGTTATCATTATAAAACTTAGTTCCTAGATAAGAACTCATAATAGCGTTTTGGTTTTTATTTAATTCTGCTATTTGATCTTCGTCCATGTCTTCAGTAAACTCATGCCAACCATCTTTAAACATGTTAGGGTCTAAGTCCAATCTTGCAGCTATAGCACCTATACTATTTGGCGGCTCCCATTCTTGTGTTTCTTCGTTAAACTCTCCATCAGGTATTTCATCTTGCCAAACTCTTTTCATCAAGTTGTCGTTGTTAATTAAATTAGCAACAGCTGGACTATTTGTAAGTTTTTCTATAGCTCCATCTCTTTTGTCAGGTACTATAGTTCTATATGTATATACTTTACCGTCTTCTAAGTTATTCATAGGCTTACCATTTATAGGATTAGGATCGCCTTTTCTAAAAGTTTCATATGTAACAAAATCACTAGTATTACTATCTGGTTCTATTTCTGCGTTGAATATCTTATCACCTGTTTCACTTAAGTTAGGTTTTGTTTGGTACATGTTTTGACCTGAGTTTTCCATTGTTAATAACTCATTACCATTTATCATAGCTTCTGGCTCACCATTTTCTGCTGGCGCATAGAAGTACAACTGTCCACCACGTTCTACTATGCCTATGTTTCCACCATCTCCAGCGCGCTTTAAAAAACTTTTATTTTCTATAGAACCTACTGAAGATACATTACCGTTAGCAGCGTCATCTTTAAATGCTGCTGCTTGTGCACCTATTATTTGCACTTGTCTTTTAAACTGTGGTACTAATGCCATTATCTTAGCTAAACCTCTATTACCTTCTTGTTTGGTGATAGTACCGTCTTGCATAGCATTTTTAATTTGAAAATAGTTATCCACTTGTTCATTCCAAAAAACCTGTATGTTTTCATCTAACACTCTATTACCAGTAGTAGTAAGTTCATTTAAACTTGATCTTAATTTAAATCCTTGTTGTTGGTCTCTTTGTTCTAGCTCTTTAGTATATTTTTTTTGCTCTGCTATATGCTTCTGCATTGTAGCTATATCAGGCGCTATGCTTTTAGTAACGTTATTACCACCTGCAATAAAAGCGTCAAACTGTTTGTTTATTATTCTTTGTGGATTTTTAAAACTCATATTTACATTTTATTGGTCGGCTTCTATACCTTTCATTATACTTCCTGCTCCTGATACAGCAGCATTACCTATACCCATGATCGCAGCGCTTCTAGCGGCCATTTGATCTTGTTCGTTTTGAGCAGCGTTGTCTAACAATTTAGCAGTTCTGTCCATTTTAGCTTCGTGAAAACTAATAGCATCTTGTTGTTCAAGTTGATTACCTTTAGCTTTCATTTCATCTAATCTTTGAGCACCCTCAGCTTTTAACTTCTGCATGTTAGCTTCTCCTTCAGCTGCTAAAGATTTGTTTTGTGTTTCTTGAGCTTGTATACTAGCAGCAATACCTCTTTTACTTTCTAATGCCGCTTGAGCTAATGCTGTTGCTCCACCAGCTCCTTGACCTGTTTCCATCATGGCATCTAAACTATTTGCCAACGCTTGATCAGCTTGTTCAGCTTGCATTTTAAAAGCTTCAGTAGCTACAGTTAAATTAGCATAAGGATTATCTAGATTAGCAAACTGATTAGTCATGTTTTCATATGGGTTTTTAAACGCAGGTCTTTCTGCTACTAAAGCGTCTAATGCAGCTTGCTCAGCATTTTTTATTTCTGCTGCCTCAGCAGCTCCATCTTTAGCTTTTTTAGCTGCTATAGCGTTTGATGTAATTCCTGCTATTGTTCCAGCAATAGCTAAGCCAGTCATAACTCCCATACTTATTGTTTTAAATTTTTAACTATCTCGTAAGAAGGCTTTTCGTCTACTTGCCATCCTAATTCTTTATGCTTGTTTATTAATTTTTGGTTTCTACCAATAGTAAACATATATTTTTTATCTGCGTTTAACACTACAGCTTCAGCTCCCATTATTAAGGCTGTTATAGCTGTATCTCTGTCAGTTTCTCTATATTCTGGATTAGATATAATCCATTCTAATAAAACTGCCTTAGAGTTTGTCATATATAAAAAACCCGCAACGATAGGCGTACCGTCTTTTGCTTGTACCATTAGTCCACCAGTACCATTTTCTGGTAGAAAATCTTTTTCAATAGGTGGCCAGTTCCAAGCTTTCCACCATTTTTCTAAAGCTGTATAATCAGCTTCTGTTAACTTTCTTATATTCATATTAAATTAAATTGAAGATACATTGTAGTTTACTCCTATTGAGTATAATTCCTTCATGCCACCTGGGTCAGTACTGGTATCGGTACTAAATGTTATATCTAAATAATAACCTTTTAACCCGCTAATACTATTACCAAATATAATTTCACCTGGAGCTTGTGTTGAATTATTAATAAAGTTTGCTACGTATCTATTTTCTTTTCTATCAAAACCAGCTCTTAATAAAGGGGTGTTTATTGGGTTAGCTGCAGTGCCTAAGTTACCTAGGCTATCATATGCTCCTTCTACGTAACTATTTACAATGTTAGCATTGTCGTTACTAAAACTAAAACCACCTGATAAAGCGCCACCTGTTGTTCTATTTATATTTTTACCTGTTTGATCAGATGTTATTACACTAGCCTTCCAGCCACTATCTCCTTCATAATCTATTGTTAAAAAGTTTTTCTGTAGTGAAGGTTGAGAGTTTGCTACTATTGAAACTGTAGAAGCGTTACTAGTGCCATAAAAAGATCCATGAGGACTTGACACTGCATAATGCGTATACAAGCCAGTTAACTGACTAGGAGAGCCCGAGTAAACACCAGGTGCGTAAGGTTGATTGTTAAGTGTTAGCACTTGGTTTTTTAAACTACCTATTGCAGTAGGCATATAACTATAAAAACTTGGCCACCCATTAACAGAATCATCAAAACCTAAAGTATAAAATGTAGTATCACGGTTAGGTAAGGCGTCGGTATTTTGACCAGATCTAGTGTTATTATACTGTAATGAAATAATATATTGCTTATTATAAGCGTCCCAACCACCATAAGCTCTACTTCTATACGGAGCTATTAACTTTAATCTACCATTATTTCCTGGGTCCATGAAAGAACTGTCTAACACTTTATCTGTGTATAAAACTCTTGAACCTGATCCTATACTTCCAGAACCTAACGCGGTAGCTGTAGTATCTATGTAAGAAACTCCAGCATCTTGAGACCAAAATATTTTAGATCCAGGTATTATACTAGACTTTAAATCGTTACCAGAGCCAAATTGAAAAAAACTTACATTATTACCTTGAGAAGTATTAATATTAGTTATATTTAAATCTTGAGTATACTCATTTGTATAATCATCATTCATTGTAGATAGATTATCTCTAAACCAGTCACGCATACCATATTCTGATATTTCAGTTATGCCATTACCAGATAGTCTTAATACTGCATTTCTATTTCTATCAACAAAATACTTTCTAAAAGCATATACTGCAAAAGATTCTGGATTTTTACTTATACCATATTCACCAGCGTAAGGCACTATTTCACCTATTACAGTGTTTGAAGTTGTTACACTTCCTCCACCTTCAGCGTTGTATATAGCATTTTTATCTATTAAAGCTCTACTACATTTGTTTTCTTGTAATACAGCTACATCGTTTTCATCAGCATATATTTTTTGTATTGAACCGTACTGAGGATTTGTTGATCTAGTTATATTAGTTCCTACAGGAAACTCATTAGTTCTGTTTATACCTGTTCTAGAATTAAATATACCTGAATGTATCAAAGTATTAAATCTATGCTGTTGTCTTGGCTCTTCTTCATCTAAATAAGCTCTAACACCATAAGACATAGAGTTATTATTAAAACCGCCTCTAATAAACATTTCTTCAACATAGAAATTTTGTGGACTAACAGATTCAGTAGCACTAACAGTACTAGGACCGTCTGTAACAAAAGCAGGATTAAATGTTAATGGTGGCGCAAATACATTGTTAAGTGGCCATGTACCTAAATTAGCAGCTGATCCAGTACCGCCTGGTACTGCATCTGATGTTCCTATCTGCTTCACTGGTTGAGGCGTTAAAATTCTTTTATTCCAAATAGAATTATAGTAATCTACTTCTATTAATGGTAGTGTATTTGCCATATTATATAATCACTTATTTCATTAACTAATTTACTCAATCTTCTAATAATCTTATATCAAACTGAGATATTACTGTTGATAATCCATTGCCGTTCTGGTCTACAGCTCTTATTTCTACATTTATATTTCCAGTTACGTACTCTTCGACGTATTTACCAACACTTAAATTACAATAATCTCCTTCTACTATTAAGCTTAATCCTAATCCTTCTACAGAACTAGCATCTACAAACGTTGAAGGGAGAGGTCCTCCTTTAACAAACAATTTCCAACTAATACCTAAGTTAGAGCTTACATTCCCTGAAGCTTGAATACTAGAGCCATTTGTTGCTCTACTTTTAGTACTATTAGTACCATCAGCATTACCCCAATTAGTAGGACCAGGTGAAACAGGCGCACCAGTTCCTAGACCACTTGTAACATAGTAAACAGTACCAGCCGCGTTAACTCTAGAAACTCTAAATACTGGAGCTATATTGTTTACAAACGTATTTAAATTTATACTATACGGTACTGGTAATATACCAAATTGAAGAAAATTAAAATTAACATTAAAATTAACATTGTCTAAGCCAGCATTACCAGAACTATACATTGGATTAGTAGCTGTTGGTTTTAGTAAATAAACACTATTAGCTTGTTCGCCTGCATCAGCAGATTGAGTAACAGTAAATGGAGCTGCGCTAATTGAAGTGCCATTTTGATAAGTAGCTGTGCCTAAATTAAAGTTTTCTGCATTTGCATAAGATACTAAATTACCATTTTGATCTACTATTTGAAACTTAACTATAGTAGCGGTTTGAGAGTAAGTTAAACTTTCATTAAAACTAACAGTACTCAAAGGGGATGTACCAGTGCCACTTCCTGGGTATGTTACAAATTGAGTTGGTACTGTTAAATTATCTCTTATTAAAGTGTTTAATTCTTTTACGGTACCTGATGTGCTTGTTTCGTAGTATATTTCTATGTTACTTAAAGTTGGATTAGTTTCATATATAGCAGGTAAAGTCTCTGACTCAGAAGAAGGCTTAGCAATTGTTGAATCTGAACCTAAGTTAAACGTATTTTGAATAATAGCAGTTGGTGGATCTGTATCTGCGTTGTATAAGCCATTAAAACTGCCTCTTCTAAATAAACTTTCAAAATTTCCAATTGATTGTACTTTCAGTGTTTGTATTCCTGGAAATACAGGGCCTGAAGCAGTTGTAGCAGAGGAATAATAAGGTCGATCTGTAATAAAAGAACTACTTAACTCGGCTAATCTAGGTATTAGTTCTACATTGCTGGTAGAGTATTGCTGTTGTACAGGAGTTGTTTCATTTAAAGCTGGTGGTACCTTGTTAGCGTTATCAGTTAATAGTGTTGTAACATTTAAAACTCCACTGCTAGCCTCAGTGCTAAAAGTAGCTTCTACACTAGCTTCACTTGCTGTAGCCACTGAAGTTAATTCAAACGTAGTAAAGTTTAAAATATTATTTATATAATAAGTTTTACCACCTGGCGTAACTACCTTCATACCTTCTAACAAGGGAAAAGTTAAATTTTCTATACCTGTTAAAGCATCTACTGTAACCTTATTGCTAGCATTAACGAAAGTACATGTTAAGTCAAACGGCTTGATAACTGGTGTTCCATTTAGTAAACTAGGTAAATAAACATTAAAATAATCTTGTTCTAACTGCTTTACTACAACTTTGTAACTATACCAACCCATTGCTTTTCCAGCGCTAATAAAATCTACAACTTGTCCAACTGCAGGATATACAGCTACATCGCTGCCGTCTTGATTAATTACACCGTATCTGTTTGTGCCACCTCCTTGAATATTTATAGCTACATATTGTAAAACTATTTCGTAATTTACATTTGAAGCTGTCCATTTTAAAATGTCACCTGGTTTTGCTGAGTCTCTAGCTCCGCCAGTTGGAACATCAATCGTACTGTTATTAGTATCAATTGCACTTATAGTAGTAGTAGTTAAAGGATCTTCATATAAACCTGGGTAACCACTTGCATAACTAATTGTTTGAGGTATTTGTTCTGTAAATAAAACTTTTAATGAATCACCTGGCCAGTTAACAATACCAGAATTAACTACATTTTTACTAGCTGGACTAGCTGTTAAAGGCTCTGTTACAGAAGGTAAATAACCGTGGAATAGTGTTGACCCACCAAAAGTTTGTGGATCATCAGCAAACGTACCTGTTTGTAAAGTAAAATTAGTATCAGTAAATTTTGATAATATGACATCAGATGATCTGCCATATCTGTCTTGTAGTATTAAACCTACTTGATATGTTCTATTTTGTTTTAAACTATGATTAGGATATGATACATTGCTAAACTTACCTGGTAAATTACTGCTTATATTGTTTGACGGATTTTGCGAAGTGCTGCCTGGTGTTAGTTTTCTACCAGCAGAAACATAATACGCTAAGCTGTCAGGTGAACTATGCTTATCAAAAAAATTACCTAATATAACTCTATTTCCTGACGAAGTTAGTGTTTTAGCTCTTACAGGTACATTGTCGTAAACTCTAGTAGTTTCAGCAGATCTAAGAGTTTTAATTGGCTGCTTAGATTGATATATATATTCTAAAAAATTAGTTGAGTTAGAGGTTATAGAAGTATCATTTATGTCTAAAGTTTCTGCTACTTTAATACTTAAACCCATAGATTCTTTATATAATATCTCTATTTCTTTTACTTTTAAATTGTTAGCTAAAGTGTTTATTGCATATTCACAAGGTATTCTTAGTTTAACTTCTGTAATTTCATTTTCCATGAAGTCAACTATGGTATTTTGACCTGCCTTATATTCTTGTGGAATATATTTATTATCATCTATTCCACTACTTTTTTGTCTACCAACTTCTTTTAAAAAATATCCTTTTTGTTTTGGTATAAAAACTTCTTGAGTGAAAGGAGCTATTACAGAGCACTGTCCATCGTCATATCTAAACCTATATGAAAATCTTACAAACTTGTCTTCTAAAAATTTTTGATCTCCTGGAAAGTTGTAATTATAATACTTGTTAGGCCAATGAACTGTAACAACATCACCTGCTGAAAATATTTGATTAGAATTTATAGGTGTTAAAGTACCTCCAACAAATCCGCTAAGCTCGCTAACTTGAAAACCTTTAGCTGCTGCTGCTGGATCATAAACATCTGTTATTACGTAATATCTGTTAGGATCTAAACCAGGATGTGTTATTCTAGGATAACCTATCGCTGCTGTACCAGTGTTTTTAGGAAAATGGTTTGCTATTTGGAATGGTTCCCAATCACCACCACCTGTTACTTTTTCTAAATAGTTATAAGGCGATCGCGTACCAAACATATATAATGCCTGTGCATAGTCATAATTTCCAGTAGCACCGCTAGTATAAACATATCCACCTGAGCTAGAGCTAACACTATCAAGTTTAAGTTTAACTTGATCTTCTCTTAACCACGGAGATGATACATCTTTCGATGTTTGGTCTACAAAATAAACTGTATAGTTAAACGTAGCTCCATCAGGATCTGATTGTGTAGTTACTTGAGCGCTTATATCTCTATCAATAAAAACAGCTAAAGCAGTACCACTTGTAAACGGATCATTTGGATAACTAGTTAACGTTTGAACATATGCTACTTTAAACTCCCAAGTGTTATTATCATTACCTTTAACATAGCCTTGCAAGCCAATATTATCTTCAAGCGCGGTTATCATAGCAGCACTCATTACACTTTTGTCAAACAGAAAGTAAGGATATATAGAATCAAATGTAATATAACCTTCAACTCTTCCAGCTGTTGTTGTAGTAAGAAAAGCAGATTGTGAGTACTCCTCAAAAAGTTGTATTGGCTTATGAGGATAATATTTAGCTAAAGATATATGGTCTTCGTGAAAGTAATAGTTAGGATTAGACTCAGCAGTTTCAACATTTATAATACGCGGTTGATTTCTATTGTCTGTCCAGAACAGTTGATTTTCTATCATAGCAGAGTCAAGTATTGGACTATTATATGAAAAATTTAAGAATCTACCAGAAACAATAGTGTTTACAGTGTTAGATGTTAAATCTGCTACAATTATCTTGTGTGAACTATTTGGTGAAGCAAATAAAGATATTTGATCTGATGAACTATCTTGAAAGTCAGTTGCAAATATATAAACTTTATTAGTGTCTTCACTTATATACCAACCTATAAATTGTAATAAAGAAACCGCTGTTGTAGCTCCTGAAGTATCTGAAGTTAATTGGTTAAAAAGTAAATTACCTAAAATATTTTCTAACGCACCTACATCAGATCCTTCTGATCTAGAAACAGAAATATTTTGACCATCTCTATATTCGTCATTAGCTAATAGTCTAGCGTCTAAGTCTTTATTCATCTTAGACTGAGTAAATGTATGGTTAAATTTTCTTTGAGCCATTTAATTTAATGTTTAATCCATTTAGATTGACCTCTAAATATTTGAACTATTTCATCTATTTTTAATTCAGATAGTCTTAATTTAGCGTTTCTAGTTTTTACATAAGAATCTCTTTTAAGAAAAGATTTTGTATTTCCATCAACATCGTTTCTAGTCATAGCAACTCTATATAGTATCTGAGCATAAAAAGCTTCTTCAGCTAGTTTAGGAACAATACTATTAAAGTCAATACTTAAGCCATCTGATATATAACTTAGTTGTATAACTTGGCTAACTAAGCCAGCGCTAAACGTAAACATACCTGTCCTCTGGTTTATGCTAAACCAACCATTTCTTTGTGTTGTTTCAGGGTTTAATCCGTATCTACCTCCATAAGCTTGCTTGTACCACTGGTAGTTATAAACACCACTATCATCAAACGGATCATAATCTCCTACTACTTGCCTGTCGTTAGCGTCTTTCCATCTGTCTTCTATTATAGATTGTGAAGCTTCTAGGTTAGTTCCATAAGAACTTTGACTAGGTACGCCAGTTGCGCCATCTTGAATAGGTAATTCGTCAGGATTACCACTAAGTCCCCATAGTGGATATATAGTGTGTAATAGCCCTAAGTTATCAGCCCAAGCTACTCTAACGTAATTAACATAATCTTTAGGTATTGGCACTGTTAAGTTTGTTGGTACAGTTAGTTCTTGAGATTTGTAAGCTTTTAAAATATCATATGATAATTCTTGCATAGCTCTTCTTGTGTGAAACAATAGTTGAGTTCTACTTACCTTTGTTAATATTTGACCATCACCCGTGTACGCTAGTTGAAAGTTGCTTATAATATCGTTTAATGTCAAGTAACTATAACTACCGTAATTGTCACCTGTAGCTATATCAGTTAATTGTAAAAAAATAAACTGACCGTTAGCGGGAGCTGAGCCTTGTATATTTTTTAATATAATAGTATTGTTAGTAGTGTCAGTTACTGCTATATTTTGAACAGGTACTTGGTTACTGTCAGAAGGTATAGTTGTAGCCGTAGCTAATACGTGAACTTTAAAATTACCTGTATCTCTAACTTGAACGCCTGAACTAACATCGTCATAGTTACTAATTAGTGTAGTATTTAAGTCTGGAAAACTCCAAACCAACTGCACGTTACCTGACTCATTTTCTATAGGACCATATTGACCCGCATAGTATTGTTGATCGTTTTCTGTTAGTGGAATTGTTGCTGCTGTTTTGTTTGGCATAATTTATTACATTTGTTCTAGTGAATCTTGAGCTACCGCTGCTTGAGCAGCTTGTGATATTATTTCGTTATCTCTTACTATTACACCAGCGTACATTAATATTTTTAATATAAGCTCAGTTTGATCTACGTCTGATATTTCAAAATCAGTAGAGGAACCAGAAGCATACACATATCCACCTACATTGTTAACTGTAAAAGCCCAAACTGGATCAGCTGGTTTTTTAACATATTCTATAATATAGCTTTGAGCACCTGTACCGTTTCCGGCGTTAGCAGCTGCTGTAGCTATACCTGGTAATATATTTAATGTATTTCCCTCCAAATAACATATTGGGTGACTGCTTGTAGGTGATGTTAACTGAGAACGTCTAGCTTGTAAAAATTCATGACGTGATAATTTTTCAACTTCTACTGGAAGTTTAGCACTGTCTGTATATTCTAACATACCAAATCTATGATTATCAGCAGGTAATGTTGTTTGACCGAATATACCGGATAAGGCTACAGTTGCAGTGGCTTGTGTTTCAAATGTAGCTATTTTTTCTTGTAGCAATTTAACTCTGTTTGCGTATTCTGTATCGTTACTAGGTTGTCTTAACATTTGATTTAAGTTTTCAAAGTAACTTTCAAATATTTCTAATTGTACTTGAGTACCAAGTTTGTTAAACTCATACGGTGTTAAATAACCTCTTTGTTCTTTATTAAGAATAGTAAGAACAGTAGTATATACAGTGTTTACGTTTATTGCCATTTTAATATTTTAAAAAGGGTAGCATAAACTACCCTTAATTATAATCACTTGTTATTTGAATTTTTTCTCTATTGATTTGTAAACTTCCATACCTTCATCAGTCTTAAACCAAGCGGCCATAGCTGAATATGGATTTTCATCAAACGGAACATTCATTAATTTTCTACCATTGCTTTTCCAAGTAAAGCTTCTTTGATCTTGTGAAAGGTCTATTATTCTTTCTTCAACAGCTCTGATAGCAAAATTTCTAAGAATTACATTTTCATCATTTGCTAAGTTAATAAATAACTCTGGATTTCTTTTTGCAAATAACAATAAATCTCTTCTAAGCTCTTTAGATGATAAAGAACTAACAGATGATCCAACCTCTACTCTTAATATTGCCTCAGCTTGCTCAATATCCATTTCATAAGCCATATTCATAGCTTGTATTTCATATTGTAAATCTTCAAACTGATCCTCTGCTTCTATTATTGGATCAAACTCTTGAAATATAACACCTTTGTGAGGGTGTTTATCTAAAAATTCTTGTAAATTTCTTTTTTCTTTAGGAACAAATAAATGCCCAGTATTAAACATTACATGTTTTAACGTAGCTGCTCCTTTTTGTTCATCAACAAATATACTTTTCATATTAGTAGCATATCTCATTTCTCTTTCATATCCTTGCTCTGGATCAAACCATACTAAAGGGTATCTTTTAGAATGTCTACTTGGTATAGTATATGTTAACGGTGTTTTATTACCTACTAAGTAATAGTTTCTATCTTTGTATTCCCAGTTATCTACTGGTTTAGCTGCAGCCTTCTTGACTGGAGCCTTTTTTGTTTTTGTTTCTTCCATAATATAATATAATATAAATTAATAAAGACCCCGCCGAAGCGGGATCTTATTATTGTTTTTTAAGATAATGCTTCAATATCTGTAGCAGTAACTTTAGAACTTAACTCTACTAATGGAGCTGGGCCAGTAGCCCCTTCCATTACGTCGATAGCTTTTACAACAGTAAAAACATCTGTAGCTGTTAAGTTAGAAGCACCAGTTATTTGTACTTCTTTATTAGCTATATATCCTATAACTACTTTGTTTGATGTTAACTTAACTGAACCTACACCATCGGCAGATACCACATCAAATTGACCACTAGCTTTTGCTAATTTTATGTGTCCCATAATTTCTATATTTTAAATGTTAATAAATAATTAAGCTCCTTTAAATAACACGAAGTTATTAGCAGCTTGTGTAATTAAACATCTTTCAGATAAGAAATTAACTCTCATTGTATCTAAATCAGTAGTGTAAGCACCACCAACAGATCCAGTGATCCACGCTTTAAATCTTCGATCTTCAGTTTCAGAAGCTCTATATCTTACGTGTAAGAAAGGACGTCTGATATTTGATCCTAACATTTGATCGTATACTGTAGATGTACCAGCAGGTATCATAACACCATCAATAGCATTAGACATACCTCTTGTAGTAGCATCGTTTAAGTATTTCCAGTCAGTTTTATAGAAGTCATAAGAACCTCTTCTGAAACCAGAGAAACCAAAGTTAAGTGCCATTTCAGCTTCGTTATCAAATAAACCGTAAGAAGCAGCGTTAGTTGAAGCATAACCACCATTTGTAGCAGCTAACATATCGTCAAAATCAAGAGCAGTTTGTCTTGATAAGAATAACATATTTTCTTCAATAGCACCTTGCTTATCTAATTGCTTTAAGATCTCATCGAAATCTCCTAATGCACCTGAACCAGGAGCAGCAGCACCAGCAAAACCAGAGTATACATTACCTCTTGATTCGATAGCAGCAAATAAACCTTCAGAACCTTTGATATTTTGAGCAGCACCACCTGGTCCAAAATTAGCACCAAAAGCTACTGTGTTAGCTTGAAGCTCACCTTCAACCATAGCCATTTCTAAGTAATCTTCAAATCTTAATCTTGTTTCAGACTCAGACTTTAGATACCATAAATAACCAGATGTTCCGTCTTCAGTAGCAACTTCAATCCAACCTATTTGAGCAGTGTCAGATCCACTTAATTCGTAATTATCTTTTAAGATAATTGGTGAATTAAAGTATCTCGTAAAACCTGGCTCAATAGCTCCAGTCATTCCGTTACTTCCTTTTGGAAATTCAGATCCATATACGAATACACTACAAGTACCTCCAGTAATAGCGGCAGGTACACCAGCAGCATTTGTTTCGTATAAAATACAATCAATTGTATAACCGTTAGTAGTTACACCAGAAGTTCTATCAGTTACTAAAGCTTTAGCAGAAGATAAACCTGTAGCGTTATCAGTAATTAAGATAGTGTTACCATCTCTAATTGCTGAAGTAGCTGGGTTATCTGCACCAGGCGTAATAGTAATTGTAATTAGTGAACCAGCTCCAGCTGCTACAGCACAATTATCATATGCAATGTGTAATCTATTTTGTTCAGACCAAATTACTTGATCCGATGTCATTGGCATTTCAGCGCCAACCATTCGTAGGAAACCAGCTAATGTTCTGTTTCCGTATCTCTCTACCTCTTGCTCATAAAGCTCTGGTAGATATTGTTGTGCCCATGTATCAAAGTTTGCGTCAGCAAAATCAATATAGTTATCCTGTACGGTAACCTGATTTGGCATTGGCTTAATTGATGCAGGGAAAGCACCTCCTGATAAACTCATGTTTTATTTTTTTATTATGATTTTTTCTTAATTTTCAACCTTGAACTATCAACTCCAGTAACGGCTCTTACTTTCCAGCCATTAGGCATAGTAGACTCAGTAGCTACCGGCCTTGTTTCATTATTAATGTTTTTAGATTTTGCTATAACATCTCTAGTTGCATCGGCTTTACCTTGCTCGTAAAAATGTTGCGCTAATCTATCTGCATTTCTAGCTGCATAAATTGCCTTATGATAATCTTCCATATTAGTAATATTTCCTTCTTTATCAGTAAATTTACTAATAAATTTAGAAACATCCGTTTGGGTGTTTATCATTTCTTGTGGGTTTGAAACGCTGTATCTAAAAGCTTTTTCTCCAACATTAAATTCAAAACCTTTGAATTGTTCTTGAAAATAGTTTTTTGTATTGTTTACAAACTCATTTCTTTTTTCTGTTATTTGTTGTTGTTCTTGGTTGTATCGTTGGAAAAAGTCCATAGCTTTTTTCTGCTCGTTAGTAACAGATGGCCTCAACTTGATTTCATCATAATATTTACTTTTCATTTGCTCTAAAAAGTTCTTGGCTTTTGCAACTTCTTCTTTGTATGCAAGCTTTTGCTTACGTACAAATCTTTCTTCGTCCGCTTCTTCATCATAAGAAAAGTTATCTTCCATTACGAAGCTAACTTCTTCATCATTTAGATGCGGTCTAGTTTTTTTATAATATTCTCTTACAAGTAGTTTGTCATCATACTTGCTATAATCTTTATTTAAAGTAACGTAATCTTCTACAGTTCCACCTGTATCTTTCATGAAAGTAACTAGTTTTTCTACATTTGTAGGTAGTTCAGTACCAGAAACTCTTTCATCTCTAATAGCTTCTTGAGCTTTTTTCTCTAACTCTTTAGCTTCTTCTTTTACTGGTTTTTCATGTATTACCTCGAGCTCTTTGTTCTCATCTTTGTTTTCGACCTCTTTGGTAATTTCTTCAAGTCTTGGCTCGGATGCTCTCTCCTCCACTTTTTCCACATCTTTGGTTTGTTTATTCGCATCCACGACTCCTGTGCTTTGCTCTGGAACGGCATCTTCTTTTATTTCTAATTTAGTTACTTTTTTTTCCTGTGTTAACTTTTTAGGTCTACCAGGTTTTCTTTTCATTTTGAGAGGTTGCTTTGAATCCACCTCTGCCTCTGTTTTTACTTTTGACATAATATAATATAATATAAGTTATTAAATATTTAAATCTTGATTTTGTTCAAAATTTATGGGTAATAAGTTGTTTTGTTTTTGATCAGCAATAGCACTTTGTTGAGTGCCTACTATCTTGGTTCTTTTATCTTTTCTGTTTTCAATTTCTTGTTCACGATCAGCTTCTGTATTTATTTTTTGTTGGCCTAACTGCATATTGTAGTTAAACTCTAATTCCATTAATTCACGTTTAATTTGTGACTCAACTCTCATTCTTTCTATTTCATAACCAGACTTACCTTTTTCAAACTTAAGTTTAGTATCTAGTTGAGCTTCTGATTTCTGAACTTCTGCAAGAGCTGAAGCTTCACTTGCTTGAGCGTTAGCCTGTCCTTGAGCTTGTATATTAGCTAAGTTAGCAGCTTGTGCAGCTTCTGCAGCTTTTTTACGTTTTAGTTTAATCATTTGATTAGCTAGCTTTAAGTTTCTAACTTGCCTAATGTCTATTGCGTCTTCAAGATTTATACTGCCTGACTGAAGAGCTGCTTGTATATTTTGTTCTAATTGCTCTTTTTCTTTTTCATCTGGAACTAGATCAAAGTAAATACCAAAATCATATAAATGTATAGTTGATAAATCTTCTAATTGTCCAACGTTCCATGTTGATATGCTATTTTTTAAAGCTTCTTTTGTTAATTCAAACTCAATACTGTCAGACGTTCTTAATACTATGTTCTCACAAGTTCTAACTGTTAAATACAAGTAAGCATTTAATATATGTTTTGTGGCAGTATTAGAGTTTGCAGCTGCAAGTTTTTGTAAACCTACCAACGAGTCTGAGTTTGGCATACTACCATCTCTAGCTTCGTTAAGTCCAGTTACATCTCTTATCATTTGTAAATAGTACTGATAAGTAGATATTAAAGACTGTATTTTTCCACCACCGTCGCTTTTAACAAGTTCTTGTATTGGTATTCTACCTGGATTAGGATCACCTTCGGTAGTCATTGATCTACCTAGTATACTACCAGTTTGAAAATACATGTTTAAAGCTTCTTTAGCGTTGTAAGTAGTGCCATTTCCTAGGTCAACTTCAGCTAAACCATCAACATCTAAGTATACACCATCAGGAATTACTTTAGATATTACTTGTTGTATTTTTAAATGAGTTAACTGTATCATATCTGCAAATCCAGTCATACGACTAACTAAGCTTTCTATTCTACCGCCATACATCTTAGGACAGCAAATATTATAATTCATATTTACTTTAACTAAATTAGATTTTGGCCTTGTCATGTTTTCAGCCATTTCCCACTTTAGCATCATATCATAACCTAAAACTTTAGCTCCGCTATAAAGTACTTCAATAGACCTGCTGACTCTATCAAAATTATCGTTTTCATCTGGTGCAAAAGTATCTGGCTTTTCTAAAGCTTTTTCTAAACCTGTAGCGGTTTTTTTAATTTTAAAAACTTGCTCACTAAAAGTTTTGTATTCAAAGTAAAGTATATAAATATAATTACCATCTCTTTTACCGTTACGGTTATATAAAAAGTTTCCATTACCTTGATAGTCTTGAAGCTTTTGAAGTTCATCACCTGTTAAGTTAGGAAACTGTTTTTTGCAGTCTGCTAGCGACAACGCTTTTACTTCACCTACATACCAAAGATCTTCAAAGTTTGGGTCTTCACTGTAGGAGTATACTAGTTTAGCAGGATCTACATAATCAATTTTAACACCTTCAGCTTTATTCCAGTTAGTTTTTACAGCTCCAATACCTAATACTACTAGATCTTCTATTACACGTTTTTTCTTTAAGTTATATCTATTAAACTCTAAAGTGTTGTTAATAGCTTCTTCACAAGCTATTTCACTTGCTTGCTTGTAACTTAATTGCATATGAAGATCAAGTTCTTCTTTAGTCTCTGGTAATTCTTCTGGCTTATTAGTATTAAATAAGTCCATGCTTAATACACTTTGTATTTCTGCTAAAAATTCTTTTGATTGCATATCTCTCAATATGTCTTCTGCGTATTTAGACCTCATACGTCTTGACTCTGGATCTTGTGCAAAAGCTTTAATATCATAAAGCTTGTCATCCATACCGTTAACCACTATATCTACAAACTTAGGTATAATTGGAACTGGCTTCCAGTCTAAGTTTAAGTAACTTAAATCACCGTTAATAGCTAGTTCATCTTTGTATTTTTGAACTGGTTGTTCTGCTCTAGCGTATAATCTACGTAATCTAAAGTTATTGTAATTGCTATTAAACCTGTTTTCAACTCCAGATCTAGTTCCACTAAACCAATCACCTTCAATAGCCATTCCAACTTGGCGGCCATAGTCCATGCTTTGCTTAGCTTCATCAGGTACTACCTGATCTGGAAAAGAACTATAAGTGTTTGTAATTTTCGTCATTTATTATATTATTTGTGAAAAGGATCCTTTATTATTATATCTACGTATTCCTAAGTTAATATCTTGTTTAACTCTAGTAGGAACTGGTCTATACTTGTTTTTATTACAAGCCATTATGGCTAATCCTGAACTAATAGAAGCATCATATTTAGTTCTATTATTAATATTAAACCTACTCCAGTCATCTAAAGTTTTTTGAAAATACATATCTCCTACTTTTGTTTCAAGTTGGCCAACATGATTTTCAATGTAGTATTCAATCGCAGCAGCATGTGCTTGCTTAATGTCTTCGCTTGAGTTAGGTATGCCACCTATTTCTCTTTCAGCTACAGATAATTTATTATAAATTTTATCAGGCCTATTCATACTAAAACCTCTATAACCTCTACGCTTTAAGTAATACAATAATCTTGGTTTGTTATTTTCAGCAAGTATTGGCATACTATAAAATGCTAAAGCCATTAATACATCTTCAAAGAATATTTCAGCTGTCTGAGGTCTAGCTATATATTCTAAGAAAAAATGATTAGATGGCGCATCATCCATAGAAAACTTAGTTAATCCATGAAGTGCTCCTTTACTGCCGCGGCCATCAACAGTACCGCTAATATCGTAAGAGTCACAGCCAAAAGCTCCAATATGTTCGTTACCTGGATATTTAGTTCCATTTTTTATTATTATATTATTTTGTAGTTTTAATGGTGGAACCCAAGAAACAAGAAACCTACCGTTTTTGTTTGGATAGAATTCTACCTGAGAATCTTTAACTCCATTTAACCATTGAAAACTTCCCTGTGCTACAGAAGATATATTGTTTAACTCTTCATTAATATCTATTTGTTGATATATTTTAGTTAAATTAAATAAACTATCTTTAGTTTCATCTCTAAAAGCATGAGCTTCAGTTCTTGGAAATTGCCTGTAGTACTCATTTAAAGCGTCCTGATCTGCTTTTAATCCATCAACTTCGTTGTTCCAGTGTTGTATAACTCCTGTTGTAATATATCCACCATCAATTGTTTTGACTGGATCTTTTGGGTTTGTAAAGATAGGTAGTCCGAAAGAATCCATGAATCCTTCGTAGTTCCACTCCATAGGTATGAACAAGCTATAGAGCCCAGAAGTTGTTTGTCCGTTTTTATTTCTTTTTGTAACGTCTGAATTGTAGTATAGTTTTTTAAAGTTGTCTCCACCTTTGTCTAAAGCATTTGAAGTCGAGCCCATCATACATTTACCTACGATTCTAGAACCAAGTCTTAATGTAGTTTTTGTAACTCTCCAGTTGTTTAATATATTATCAGGTCTTTCCCATTTACCACTTTCATCATGAGCTAGTATTTTTAGCTTTTCACCATCATAAGAGTTGTCACCTGTATTTTTCCAGTCAATAGTTGTATCAAGTCCGTCTAGTTCTTTAAGCTGTTCATTGCTTTCTATCTTTCTTCTAGTAAGCTTGGATGCTGGAACCCTATATGCCAACTCAGTCTTTGGCCGGTCCATACCGTCTTGAATTGGTTTGAAGAAAAATGGATAGTTAACAGATATTGGTACAACCTTATCCGTAAACATTTTTTTAGCATCAGCACCTGATTTAGAGAGTATACCAAATCTACAGTCTGAGGATATTGTGGCTTGATTAACAAGTTCTGAGCTTGCCATAAAGCTAAATCCAGATCGTCTGTTTTTAAGATAACAAATTCCGTAACACCTATGGTCCGCTTTACAGGCTTCCCAAAATATAAAGAATAATCTATTTGACTCTCTGTATTCTGGTGCTCCAATGTCAATTTTTGACCACTGCAAGTACATGTAATGAGTGCCAGTAATGTAAGTATCAACACCATTGTTACAAAACCAAAATCCTTGCTCTCGTCTAGTAAATTCATTATCAATATAATCGTACCATTTTTCTTTAAAATCTAACGAGTATTCTTCCCAGTCAAATCTTGTTTTAATTCGTTGTAGCTCTTTTGGGTATTCAAATCTTTCCCACCGTTGTTCCTCTTGTTTTTTGCTTCGTTTAAACGGTTCACTTGCTGCTGGTAGAGCAATGCGGAGACCTTGTATTTCAATGATTGTTCCAATTTTACCTGTTTTACTTATTACTACAAAATCATACTCTACGTTATAACCATATTCCCACTTTTTAAATCTATTATTTTTAGCTAATATCTTGGGATTAATAACGTCTTTTATTTCTTTACAAAGAGTTTGTTCATAAATCATTTGCTTCTCCCTTCTGCAAAACCTTTAAATGACTTTACTTCTTTTGTTTTATCTTCGCCATTTAATATAGCTTCTTCTTCTTCAATACGCTGTAGTATTTCAAAAGCATCCATAATACAAAGTTTTTTAGTTGCCGCAGCGTTCTTTAATCTATCAGCGCTTATATCTTCACCTGTATCTACTATAGGCTCTTTAGCAACTTTAACTAACTCATCAACTGCTTTTCGTCCAGCTTGGATTATATTTTTTCTCGTCTCCTTTGTTTTCATGAGTTAAAGCTATATTATTTGATTTCATACAATAAAGTCGTTCATCACCTATAACAAACTCAAACTCTGAATTAGGCGTAAACGTTACAAGTGTTCCAGGTGTTATTCCTACGTCTTCTAAGGAACTATTGCTATATCTAACTATACCAACGTTAGGTTTTTCTTTTAGCGTGTTAAAACGATCTGTATCATGCACTGGTGAAATAAAGCAATAGTCATTAAAAGCTTTACCATTATACATGTATATCTGATTAGGTGCACAAAAATATAAGTTGTCTTTAAAATAAGTTGCACTATTACGTTCTTTACCTTTTTGATCGTACCATCTTCTAAACAAGTTATGATGTACATATAACTTATCTCCAACTTTAATAGGTGAGCTATAAGCAGCTGGTATAGACACAACAACTGCTTCTTTGCTCACAAATAGGTGGTTTTCTATAGTGGTATTAATAATAAGTGTTTTATCACCTACTTTTCTTATATTGTCATATCTTGATTTAAGAGGTTTGACAATAAAGCTATACAAGCTTTTCATTAATATTTAAGATCGTATTCAACAGATATAGCCATATTATTATTAAACTTTTTCCAAGGAAGTACTTCGTTAGATTTAGTTATAAAAATATTATATGAGTTATCTTTATCGTCAAACAAAATATTAGATATTGTATGACCACCATAAACTTCTTGATCTAAAGAATAATGCATTGCATCATTTTTATAATCAGAACCTATACTAATCTTTCTTATCACTGACATCTTCGTTTCTTTTCCACTCACCAGTAGTGAGGTTAATATCTATGTGTCCGTATTTATCTTGTAAATCTTTTTTAGTACCGTCTATAACAACATTAGCATCTGCTAGTTGATGTAGGTGTGAGTGTTTTTTTGACTCAAGATAACCTAACTCCATTAGTATAGAGTTTACTTTATTTTGTTCTAGTTGAATTTTATCTAGTTCTGCTTTGGTAATTTTACCACGCATCCTGTTTTTTATATTTGCCATTTTATTTAATTTAATTTAATTGTTGTTGGTTTTTTTTAATATATAGCTACGCAATCTGTACCAACTTTTAATTTAGTAGCTAACATAGGTGTTTTATCACCTACAACTGTTCCTGGTTGCACGTTTTTAAATATAACGTCATTACCAGCTTCT